GTAATGATGTTGAGCCGTCTTTGGTGAAGTCTATAATGTCACCGTCATTTGTAAGCCGGCCAAAATAAGCTGGATTAGCACCGTCTCTGTTAACTGCAAGTAGTCCACTTGTTCGAGCCTCAAAGCCTTCTGTAGTTACGCCAGCAGCAGTCTTACCCACCAACAAGTTACCTGATGAGTCGATACGCATTTTCTCTGACGGAGTTGAACCTTTTGCACCCTGCACATATCCAAAAGTTAAATCGTCTACTTCTGCTCCAACTCTCCATTGATGAAAATCTGATGCTGTACCTGTCCAACGATTGAATGTTAGCTCAACATCATTACCAGCTCCGATAGCATCTAATAAAATTCCAGAGCCAATTCCAGAGGTTTGTATATCTAGTTTTCCGTCAGGACTTGTAGTACCAATTCCAACAGAATTAGCTGAAGAATCTACAAATAAAGTTCCGCTATCCCAATTTAAATCACCTGTACCACCTGTAAGTGCTGTCAGCGTACCAAGACTTGTAATATTAGGTTGAGCTGCTGTTAAAACTGTTCCTGTTAAATCTCCAGTAACATCTCCAGTTACATCACCTGTCACATTACCAGTTAAGTTTCCTGTTACATTACCTGTTAGTGTGCCTGTAATAGAGGTATTAGCAGTTAAAGTTGTAAATGTACCTGCTGCTGGAGTAGTGCCACCAATGACAGAGCTGTCTATTACAGCTCCGTCTAGGTTCATCGCTACGGATGTACCAGTGGAGCTAAACAGCGCATCAAGATCGTCTAAATCATCGTTTAGTTTAGTACCCCAGGTATCGGTGGATGCACCGACCTCTGGTTTGGTTAGGTTTAGGTTAGTGGTAAATGTATCTGCCATAAATCTTTATCCTTTAAGCTGCGTCTTGATCTGTCCAAGTTGTTGATGGATCAGACTGATTTGTCCATGAAGCGCTTGGGTTATTGTCATCACTCCATGGAGTGCTTGGATTGCTTAGTTCTGTCCAAGCAGTTGTAATAGTTGCATCTGTCCATGTTTCTGATGGAACTATTATATCGTTCCATTTTATACCACCAATAGCTGAAAAACTACTACTTTGCGATATGGTTGCTGAAGCTCTATCAATTTGTCTACCGATAGCATTGAAGCCTGATACAGCAGCACATGCAGCACTAGCACTTACTGTAAATCTACCAACCGCAGTCATTCCAGAAGTTTCTGCGCATGTTGCTGTACCTCTGTCTATTTGTTTACCAACTGCACTCATGCCAGATGTTTCTGCACAAGTGGCTGATCCTAAATCAACTTGTGTACCAACTGCGGACATTCCGCTAGTTTCTGCGATAGTAGCTGATCCTAAGTCTATTTGTGTGCCTACCGCAGTCATGCTTGATGTCTGCGCTATAGTTGCTGTTCCGCGATCTATCTGTCTGCCGATTGCAGACATATCGGATGATTGAGCTATAGTGGCTGATCCACGATCTATTTGCCTTCCTATAGCTGAAGCATCAGATGTTTCAGGCATGGTGGCAGAGCCAAGATTAATCTTGTGGCCTACTGCATTAAATCCTGATGTTTGTGCAGAGGTAGCTGCACCTAAATTGATCTTATGACCAACAGAGGTAAAGTCTGATGTTTGTGCTGATGTAGCAGTAGCGTTCTTTTGAACGGATGATTCGGCTGAAAAGCCAGATGTTTGAGCAGCAGTCGCTACTCCAAAATGATAAACGGGAGTGCCATAATCAGCCTTCCCGTATTTACCATATCCGTAGCCTACAGAGGCCATTGTATTAAGCTAATGTGATGTCTAAATCACCAGCATCAAATCTAAATACATCTCCTGTAGATACAACCTTTGAGGTATCTAAGTCTGCATATGCAAGTAAGTTACCAGCACTTGAAGCATCTAAAATACCAACAGCTACAACAGTTCCATAATCTGCGGTTGCAGTTGGATATTCAATAGCTGCTGAGTTTGATGCAGTTGTTGGTGATGTACCAGATACAGTAAAAGTAGCAGTTTGTCTTGCATAAGAACCACCTGTAACTTCAGTACCGCCACCAGTATCATCTGGTGCTACAGTATATAAAGCTACATATAAGGTAGATGGTGCAGTATAAGCAGTACCGCCAAAAACATGATCCAATACTTTATCTTCTAAATAATCGCTAAATCCAGCCATTTATTACTCCTAATTATTACTCCAATAGTAAATATTTTTTCTAGCTTTTCCATAAGATCTTCTTCTTGGTATCAAAGATCCTTTAGAAAACTCTGCCCTTTCTTGCTGCATTCTAAGTTCCTCTAAGGACTTCTCAAACTGAGCATTGAAAAGTGGCGCTCTCTCATCTTCCATAAGAAAGACAGATGCGTGTTTTAGTGATCCATATAAGTAAATATCTGGATGCGAGGTTAATACAAAATTAGTTGTATTAGAATCGCTTAAAGCATCTATTTTACTAAAGTATGTTAATTGTAATGTATATTCAGTATCAGGGGTAGGTGCAAGTTCCATTGTATTATCAACCAAAGCATAATAAATTGGTTGGCCTGTAACATTGTTGTTTGCCTTTCTATATACATCTAGTGATTCAATAGACATTTGCATTAATGGGCTAAAGTTATTAGATGTAATTTCTACATTAATGGCTTCTAACCAATCGCTTGGTAAAGATAAATATTGTGCATCCGCAGTAGCAGTAGCTCTTTTAACTTGATCTGCAACGCGCAATCTTCTGTTTAATTCGGCTTCGGTATTGTCAATAAATATATCTATTTCAGATGTTAAATCTGATCTGTTTAGATAATTCGCTATGTTTGTTTTTAATTCGCTGTATGTCATAGTTTACCTTGCCATGTTCTAAATACTTTATTATCTGAATTGTTTAGCCATTTCTTCCATGCTTTCATATCGTTAGCCCAACCTTCTCGGCAAGCTCTTTGATAAACCACCAAAGGAACTTCAGCAACATGTCTAAAGTCTTTCCCTGGTTTTACATATTCTGCAATGTTTTTACAATGCTCTATGACTGGCTGAACATCCTGTTTGGTGTGATATACCAACTTTTCATCTTCAGTTGCAAATTCGTGGGTAAAACCAGTCTTGCTATCTATGAGTGTTCTTCTAGCCATATTGCTTTTCTAAAAATTCAACAACTTTAATTTTATCATTGACTTCGGCTATTTGACTAATAATTTTATCTAAGTATTCAGTAAAGTTTGTGTGTTCTGGTATCGAGGTTGGATTATCTAAGTAAATTTCTAAATCCAAAGATAGCTTAGATAATTCACCTTGTAGGTGAGATTTGTAAGATTTGAGGATATTTATTTTATCCATAAAAAAAGGTGGGGTAGAAATTAATCTAGCCCCACCTCATCCCGATCAATTAAGATACATTAAGGTCTGCAACAACACCATGAGCAGCTTCGTTGGATACTTCTAATCCATACTCAACCACAATCATTTTGGTCATAGCATCGCCTATTGTTGAGATATCAATAGTTTTGAAATCTCTTAGGTAAGATACTTTTGCAAATTCAGGATCAACTAAGAGGAGTGATCTTTCTCTTGATCTGTTTGATGGAACGATTTTGAGTTCACCAAAGTCAGATGAATAGATAGATACTGAAGCCTCTACTGTATTTGAATCTACAAATTGTCTTGCTTGTGATCTACCTGTGAAACCAGAAATAACTTGTTTGTTATGTGGGCCACAAATAGCCAATGATGGTTCGCCACCATTAGTGAAGCATAGTTGTAGAACATCTTTTAAAAGATCTTCGTCTAGATCTCTTTGTGTTCCGTCAGTTGGAGCAGCACCGCCACCTGTAGAAGCACCACCAGTTCCTCTTGAATCGTTTGAAGTGATCCAAGATTCGAAACCGCCAGTTACCCTTGCAGTTGAAGCGTCACCAGTTGTTTTAGCTCCGTTCTGACATAGAGCTTCTTCCATATCTCTTTTGAGAGCTTTAGACATAATAGCAAGCTGGTGAGCCATTTCTGATCTCTTACCTGCTGGATCTGAACTCTCTTGAGATCCTGTTACTGTTGCATCTCTTTTTGAGATCATACATACATTACTTTGCCTTACAGTAGCTGTTGCTGCTGCTCTTGAAAGTTCGAAACCTTCAAGCTCGCCACTTGAGCTAGGTGTAGGTAAAGATTCGGTTTGCCAATCAAACACCACATTTTTAACACTTCTTTTGCCGATTGAGGACATAAAGGGAGTTTGCATTGGGGAGATGTTGTAAATGATATTACTTAAATCTTCCCTGTCAGCAGGTAAGAGATCAGAAATGGCTCACCAACTTGCTATTATGTCTAAAGCTCTCAAAAGAGATATGGAAGAAGCTCTATGTCAGAACGGAGCTAAAACA